GGAATTCATCCTGCATATCGCACTCTTCCCATTGAGCCTTATCCCACTTACCTATACATGGGGACTGGTGCATTTCACGATCATATATCATTTCCCAGGCTTCTTTATATGATTCTACTGTTCCCATTTCTCGATGTTGATTAGATGTACAATTAATCACTTTTAGCATTTTTATTTCCTCCCCGTATAACCGTTCCATAGCTTGTCTAGTTACTAACCAATTCTTGCCAGACTTTCTGTATTCCCCTGGTTTGAATCCATTTTTAACACGGCCCCTACAATTCTGTTTTAAAGCGTCAGCTGTAACATTCCAGCGTTTTGAAGCTTCTTGAAGAGTCATAACATCGTTCAATTTCACCTAAATCACCTTCAAAGATATTAATAAATTATAAATAGATAATACTAAGGCAATAATCCCTATTAATAAAGATATTCTTGTAATCATATTTATCAGTTGATATAATTAAGGGGGAAGAGTGGAGCCCTTTCGGGCTCCTGTGGTTACTCTTTTGTAATTGCTGTAATCACCGCAGTCGCTAGTTGGATGATTGCTATTATTAAGGGTAGCCACTTTTTTAACTTCTTTAACCTTTTCTTACTCAACTTTTCACCTCCTTTCTACATCTTTATTATACCCTATATCGGGTATAATGTCAACAAAATAAATGCAATTTTCTACAAAAAAAGACCTTACCAGGAATATCCCTGGTAAGGTCTTTTATACATTTACTATCAATCCACGAGTCCACCTGCTCATGCTCAGGAGATATATGGATCACCTCTCAGTCATCGATGAATTACTACTCCGATTGTCGCACCCGCTCCCAGTATTTGGGATAGGTTGCGTTGCATTCGTAGTCGCTTGATTGTTTTCTTGTCGTTCTCTATTTTGTTCTTCAATTCGTCTATAGAGCTCGACATTTCTGACAAGGTAACTTCTTGCTTCATTGATAGCATTTTGGCTTTCATTAATTCGGTTTCCAATGTCGAGATTGTATCGTGTGCTTTGTTCAACTCTTCCCTTTGCTTCATGACTAAGCTCTGAGCTTCGGTTAAGGGAAGATTGGATGTCTCGATTAAGCTTAAGGCTTTCTCGTTGTTGCTTTTCAATTCGTTCCACTGTATTAAGGGTATTGTTATCGTTGTTTCCGCTTGGTTCGTGGAATATGTAAAATCCGATGCAAAGGATGAGGATGAACCCAATACCACCGATAACAATATAGCGGTAAGTAGGGTGATTAAGTAATACTTTGATTTTGTCATACATTATTCCCCTCCTGTTGCGTAATCAGTAATGCCCCTTGCGATAGCACGCACTATAGTATCAAGGTCATTGTTAAGTAGTGCTAGGTCTTCATCATTATCGATAAAAGCCATTTCCACAAGAACAGCCGTTGCATCCGTGCCATTTAACACCCATAAATCATCACGCTTTTTAACACCACGGTCTACAGTATCGATACTGCGAATAATTTGACTTTGAATATCATTCGCTAGGCGTTGTCCGTTAAAAGACTTGTACAACGTTTCAGTGCCACGAGCTTGCGTATTAAAAGCGTTACAATGGAGCGATACGAATATGTCCGCTCCCCATTCGTTAGACGTTTCACACACAAGACCTAAATCATCATTTTGTAAAGTTCTAACTTCACATCCAGCAGTTTGTAAATAACAAGCCAATAACTTACCCGCATCACGAGCAACGTCGCATTCACGACGTCCTGTGTTAGGATTTACTGCTCCGCTATCCAGGTCAATATCATGACCTGGATTTATAAATATTTTCGTCATTACTACTACCTCCTTCTAATTTATCAGGAACACCATTATTGTTCCTATCCAACCAAAGTCCTAGGAAGCCTACTACGGCTGTCAATACACTAGGAATAAATATGTGGTCAATAATATTGAGCCCAACATCAATCAGCTTATTAGTTTCACTTGATACATAGCCCCTAGCAAATGCCATAACGTACTCTGTTATGACTAGCCAAATAGGAATTAGCATAACAAGTACTAGAATCCGTGTCGCTAGTACTCCAGTAGGTCTAATATTAGCAACACGAACAGCACCATATGCTGATTTCAGTCGGTTCATGATTTGATATTTCATTATCAGTCACCTCCTATATCATCGGTATTAAGTGTGATACTTCTTCCTATTGGCATATTGTTCAGAACTTGGATATGCATCAGTTCAGTACTCAGACTCTGAACTGTGGTTTCTAGGTTGTTAAGCCTATGAAACTTCGCTGCATCTCGTTCTTCCAGCTTGACCAACTGCTTTAGTATTTCCTGATTGCTTTTTGTTAAATCAGCGATACTATTGATGGCATCGGATAACTTATCGTCATAGTCCTTACGCTGCTTATCCATGCGTCGAGCCAAATGGTCATCTAATTCTTGCTTAACCGCAACTAGCGAGGTATGTTCTAAGAACCACACCATCGCCCGAAACGAGCCCCTGAGTGCGGCCCAGATGACCCCTAACAGGGTCACCCAGAATCCAATGTCCGCAAAGTAGGCCGGGATACCGAAGTCCATTAGCAATAATCTAATTTCGTCCATTTATGAACTCCTTATGCTTCTTTCCATTTATTACGGTATACGTCCCATTTTTTACTAGAGTCATGATTATAAATTTCTAAATCTACCTTAGCAATGCTAATATTGCTAGGAGGAATAGACTCATCAGCTACAATAATTTTATTCGGACCATATTCATTACCAAACTTATCATGTAGATTTAAGTTTTCATCCTTCCATATAAAAGAAGGAATTTCTAAAACTTTAATCTCAGAAATTTTAAATGCGTCCGGGTGAATATCAGTAGCCTTTGGCAACTTCACTACGGAATACTCACAACCTACAAATGCTTCAGCACCTACTTTAACTACGTTAGGACATTCTAATAATCCTTCTAAATCGCTGCGGCCATAAAATTGCTTAGGTAAAATTTCTGTAGCCGTCCCCGGATTGAATTCAACAAGACCTTTGATTTTAACAGTGCCAATGACATGATCGATTAAGTTAAGATACTCAAGATATATATCATCTGCACCGTAAGGATGAATTCTAATAGTTGCACTTCCGGATTGAATTTCAACAGCTTCTGTTTCACCACTCACTCGAACTTTAAAGCCATCTTGCCCGGATACTCGAATTTCAGTATCCCCTTTTCTTGGTTCGTTAAAGGTAAGTGGTGCATAAGGCTGTTCATCCAGCGCATGGACAATAGCAGTTAATATCGATTCAAGGGTACCGCTATTAATAAGAATGTTCTTACCTTGAAGTGCTGACATAACTCCTGATAAGTTAGGCAGCTTTGCTTTTAAGGATTCCAACCACTCCTCCTCGGTTCCTACGAATCCATGTGCTAAAGCGATTTCATAAGCACTTTTTCCATTATCACCTACCATGGTTGCTTTTACTTCCGCCTCTACTTTAATTGGACCTTCAAGTCTTACTGGTAACGCTTTGTTTTGCATAATACATTCCTCCTCTAATCATGCATGGCCACATCCTGAATTATGTTGACTACCCCCATACCCAGTTTGTAATATCGGCTAGGCTCCGATTCCTTATATGCAAAAGCATCATACACATGCTCACCAAAGGACTTAATTTCTAGGGTATCCTTTCCGGGAATATTGAATGTCGCAATCTTCCCAGATGCTACCCCTTGCACTTTAATAACAAGCGGACCGCTTGCTCGCTTTCGTATGGCGAATACTGACTTGAACCCTGTCAAATCCACATTGTCATCTTGGACTGCGTAAACTATCCCGAAATCCTCGCCAATGTTGAGGTCTATATCCTTTACATTCATTACTTATCATCTCCCTTAATTGAATGGAATCGTACCTTGTTTATCGTACCCGGTCACATCGACCACCAAATACTGAGATGTGGTTTTACCCGAGCAACCTACAGGATACGTGGTGACTGTATTCCAATCAATGAACTGATACGACTTCAGCGATACAGTACTCTCATCGTGAAATCTGAACGTTTGCCACACTCGCCCCGTGTGTGACTTTTTATCTCCATTATTGATATTTGGCCCCCAAACGGATACATCGATTACGGACATGGGTATAATTGCAACCTTGACGCCATATGACTTTGGGTCACGGGCCATGTTTGTAAAAGTATCCGGAACGTAGTTTGATAACTGGTTATACCAATCGTGTGCATAGTGATCAATTACACGTAGGTACCTGATGCGGCTATCATATATCACATCGTTCTGCAGATTGTAATTTGTTGCCCAAGACGCTTTATAATATTTGTGACGACCAAGAACTTGCAATGCCGTATTAGGCTTACTACTTCCTACCTTATCAACAAATCGAATACGAGGCGTGTCTGCATTAGCCGTAACATCCTCGAAATATCCGAAGCAGTAGAACTTGATGCCAGCTTTTACTTCATCAACCATTGCTTGCGTTACCTTTTCGCCTGGCTTAATTACATCCACTACCAGTACCATTAATCGCTCACGACGTTTATGGACCCACTGAGCTGCGAATTCATATCCTTGTGGAACTGATACTGCTATAAGAGGTGCGTCACCGTGATATGCGTAATTAGTGGCATAAAAGACCTGGATTACATTAGCCTCCCCCGCAATATATCCGTATTGGTATTTACTTGTAGGCACCAGCATTGGTGCGTAAGCTACAGGTTTGAGCGGGATTTGAACCGTTGGCGTTATCCCCCTCATCGCCCCGGTGTAAAGAACTGCATCTTTTTGTTTAGGGAAACTAAGATATACTAGATTGTCATAGGTATCGTTTATAATCGTGACACCTTCTTTATTCTGGATGTTAATAAATTCCATACGCCAGCCACCCTTCATACGTAAGATCCTTAAATTGACGATTGATATTATATTCATCCTGGGACACTGCAAAATAATATGTTATGATATTGCCCCTAACCTCTGCCACTAAGTACTGTCCCATGGCTGCAGCCCAGACATGTTGACCAGGCTGCAATCCATTCACAGTAATTTGTTGACGTCGATTAGGAATGTCAGATACATACATCCGCCCCTCGATACGTGTAAGCCTTTCCTTCAGATTTAGTATGATATTGCCGTTAGCATCATATGCTAATACATGCGGTTCCATAATACCTCCTACCAGCATCCAAGTTTAATCCGAGGGTTGTTATCATCATCAAAACCTGTAATAAGATTATCCTGAATCTCAACACGAGCACCGGTCTCTCTTGATCGAAGTAACCCGATTGTACCGGACACCGCCGCTAAATTATCAACATGTAATTTGTCGGCAGTAACTGCGTTGGCCTGAATCATCTTATTAACAATGACGTTATCATCGAACTTAGTCGCTCCAGTGATGTGAATCAATTTCCCCGCAATGTATACCCCGGACTGACTGAGGTTAATGCGAGACACCAACTCGCCACCATCAATCTCGCCAATACTTTTTTTAACTTGCAAATCGATGCTACCAGCTAGCTCAGTAATGCGAGATTCCATATGTGACGCCAAATTCGTAATTCTTCTAGTGGTCTCTTCAGAATTCGTATTGAATTTATTATCAAGCTCCTTAATTCGCTCATCAACTTTATTCAGCCCGAGAGACTCGAGGTCTAGCAAGCTCGCATCAATTTGTGTCTTAATCACGACTTGCTTCTCGTTAACGAGTCCATCTCCGAACACATCAACAAACGAGCAACGTATCCGGTATATTCCGGCTGAGTTCGAATATGTCAGCATGGTGCTAGTAGTTTCAAAATCATCAGTACGTTCATCTCCGATCACGTGGCATCTGATTGTGTATGCTTGTGCTGGCTTAGTTGAGAAGTAAAGATTAAATCCTCCTAACTGGCTTTTTATTACAAGCTCAGGCGCGGCCAACTGCGGAACGTTATATTCATATGTTGCTGCAGTCGAGTATTTGCCCAACGTGCTGCGAGCATATAAGTAAACAGTATCCGCTCGTTTAGATAGGGTAAGTACAGCAGATGTACCTTTAACTCTTGCCAATAAAGCATTCGTATCTTTACCAGGATTATTATCGGTACGTAATTCGTAATAGTCGACGTCAGCATTCAGCACCTCATCCCATGATGCGGTGGCATTTCTACCGAACACAATACCGAAATTGCTAGGCATATCAGGTATCGCGTCCATCGGTTTGACTATCACATCAACCATTTGGGCTGTTTCTGCTCGGTTGCCAAATCGGTCAACCGAGATTGCTTTGATTCGATACTCTTCACCCGGGCCTAATGATTTGATAATAACCTGACTATTACTACTGCCAGCATACTGCCATTCTTGCCCCGTTACAGGTTTTCCACTTTTCGATTTTAAGAGATACCAAACCTCCGCCACATCGAAGTTGGCAGGATTACTAGGCGGGTCAAATAGCACTTGTAAGTCGTAGTAAACACTTTTATCGGCAGTCTGATTGTATCGACTGAGGATGTGCAAATTTTGCACATCCTCCGGTGCTTGCATTTTAGGTATAGCTATGGATTTTGTCACGCCAGTAGTCAGCTGGCCTAACTCATTAATTGCCTGCACGCGTACTTCATAGGTGGCACCTAGTAGCACATCAGATATCGTGGTAGCGTTTGTGGATGCTGGGTAGTTTCCAATATATGTCCACGTATCGCTTTTTACATTTCGGTAATTCACGACTACGTTTGAGACTTTTCCATCACGAGGTAACTGCCACGTTACACCTATGCGTGAATACATGATGCCATTAGCACCATAGACATCGCTCACTAACCCTACTGCTTGAATATCAGATGCACCGTGATTCGTATAATCAATACTTGGCACCGTGCCATCATCTGATACATAGAGTTCTGGATAGTATTCCATGCATTGGATCTTACGAGTCATTTCTGATAGTGTCTTGGTAATAGCCAACACACGAAATGGCTTAGCCGATTTAGAGACCTCTCCGAATGCATATACCGCATCAGGCTGCACCGGTATAGCCTCTTTAACAATCACATTGAGACCTGATACATTTACTACGTTAAACGTAGAGACGATATCCGTAGAGTTGCTACGAATTAGCAACTGATAATTCTTCCCTGGTTGTACCGACACTTCCTTGTCGAGTGTAATCGTCTGGCCACTTACCGCAACCACACGACCGCCCTCGCCCCATTCAGGTATGTCGTGCTGAATTAAAATAATATCTCCTACCGTGCACGCTATGGCATCCGTAAACGCCTCTATCGTCACAGTACGTATTTCATATTTATTGCATCGTAAGAAATGCTTACCGTGTTTATAGGCCTGCTCAAGGCTAGTACACCCCATGAGTTCAACTTGTGCCGGATTTGTTAGCGTATCCGACTCGTCGTAAGTGTCACCGTATACTGGAATGACGTCTCGCTCATAATCCTTATCCTTGTTAAGGAACGATATTTCAACAGAGTTAGCCCTAGCCTCCACACCTTGAAACTCTTCAGTAAAACTGCCGTGCTTTATATTGGCTACAGTAAACAACTGTACCGGTGTAGATTGATAATCACTAACACATGTGAACCTGGTTCCTACAGGAATTACTTTCCCTCGACCTACTGCTTCTGGATACTTTAACGCATCCCATAATCGCATAGCGGTGTCGTATATATAGTTGAACGTAAACCCATTTGTTTTGCACTTATCTGCCCATGCCTTAAATGCGTTATAATCAAGGCGCATATGAGGCTGTCCGAATACAATATATTCGCCGCCAATCTTACGGCAGATGTGGATTAAATCATACGCAGCCCATGCTGGGTTATCTGCAGGTTGTGATTCGTACTTATTGATGTACGGATTGAACACATACACCTCTGAACGCTCTTGAACCCACGTCACTTTTGGATCGGTACCGCTTAGCTGAGATGTAGCCAAAGCCTTAATTCCAATGAGAGCTTTCCCCGGATGCACGAAATCGTCATAAATAATTTGGGTTAGTTGCACCCAGTAGACCTTATTGACATGGCGAAGGCTTTTCCCATCTTTCGCACTGCATCGCATACGGATTTCATAACGCGCCTTTTCGAGATTGTCAAAGCGAAATACACGATAAAACGCATTATTTGCCGCCTCTTCAATTCGTCCCGCATATTCGGATGTATTCGCCGCACTATTATCTGTCTTAATAAAATTCCACGCATCACGTCGCTTAATATGTCCGGCCATGCCCTTTTGATTTGCTAAAGGTAATGCCTGCCAGGACTCATCACCTACCTTACGAATTTCTGCTTTCAACGTGACAGACGTACGGTCAGCGCCGCCGCTATCATTTGAATAATATAATCCGTTTGGAAATCCAACAGTTAACTCTATCGCGTCACACGCATCGCCTTGTACCTGTTGTGTATTCCATGATTCAGTCAATTCATAGTTTAGGGATTGATCCGCAAAGTTATCATTGAAATTTGGGATAACTGTTTGGTCATTTGTGCCCTTTCTGATATCCACCTGCACATCTTTATAATTACTGATTGGGTTAGCGTTTATACGAATATCTTCTATCTTTGATAACTCGCCCTCACCGGCACAGTATAAGAGATTAAGATATTGCTTTTCACCATCACTAATTACATGGCGGGATAATAATAACCCAGCGCTTTTCATTCGGCCATACGTTACGGCTAAAGGGTAGCCCTGCCCAGTAACAGTTTCAGTACCTCCCCAGCCATATGTATTTGATTGTTCGGAATTCGAACGGTCAACCTTAGGAGCAGTTAGCTTTGAGACAATAGCATTACCTATCATCCCTACCGCCATAGCAATTACTGACCGCCAAATTAAGCTTTGGATACCAAAGATAGCACCCGAAGCAATACCCCCGGTAAATACAGCCATCCCTATTGATAGAAGAACGCCAAAGAACTTACCCTCAACTCGGGGCATTACTACAATGTAGTCTTCATCGTTTACAACTGTATCAGGTGCCGCCTCATGTCCATTTACTGAGTACACCCATTCACCAGATGCGATGAAGTAATAGCTGATAGACTTGCCCTGTTTAAATGGTAAGTATTTTGTGTCCCGTTGCTCTGGCTTGAACGGATTATTTACAATAATTACGTTAACCATCTGCTACTCCTTCCTTTCATAAATGTGCTTCAATCGAGGCACGTACTTTGATATGTGCTCTATACAGGTGCCGCTGTGTTCAGTAGCGTGTATAAATTTACCCTCGCCAAGATAAACCCCTACATGATCGAGATTTTTACCATATAGAGCAAACACCAAAACACTCCCTGGCATTGGCTCACGAACCTCGCGCCATTCATCCATTTGGATTTGGGTATATTCGGGTAGTGATATTCCACTACGCCGATATACCTCAACAACTACATCCCAGCATTTCATTTCCGAGAATGGGATACCTATCATATCAGTCAAGTCACTTATTGGATGCATACAGTCCTCCTTGCGGGATAGTAGGTTCTCCGCCAAATCGTGTACTGTTCCCCAATTCACGGCATCGCGCTAAGGTTTTATTGCATTGATTTTCACGGCCCTTATATCCGCACTGAACGCCTTTAAACTTGAACGGACAGAAATCCTTCATCACACGAATTAATGGGAATCGTCGAGTAAAGCTAAAGTCAGTACCCAGTGTAAACTCCATCCATTCTGCGTTTGCATGAGTTCCCGTAATTACGAAATGCTCCTCTTGCTCGCACACATCAGGTATGTTTGTATTCACTACACGAATGATGGCATTGGCTCCAGTGAATCCATTATTAGACTCTGCCATACGCTGAATTGTACGAGTCACGTTAGACACGGATAACTTGATGTTAGGTAAATCCGTCGCATTCTCTGTAACATCTTGAATGGTAAATGGAAATGCGATATAGGTATTGCCTTGAAATTGGATATTCTCCGTATTGTATACCAAACGAATCGTATCCCCTTTATAGGATATTTCTAACAGCATTAACCACACACCTGTGGCCGATATTTGGTTTTTCTCTAAAATCGATGCCGTTGAGAGCGGTAACATTTTATACCTCCTGTAATTTCACGGTTCCCATCCATACTCCATAGTCATTCGCCGCAAAATCTAACTGATCGGCGAATCGCACTTTTAGTGCTTCCCGTGTTTCCGGATGAACCCAATCAAATATACCGGAGCAGTTGACTTCATCGAAGAATGACCGAAGTTTATAGTAATCAGCTGTTGGCAACTTGTACCCTACGGAATAGGTCCGCCGGGTCTTTGTCGTCTTCTTCCTGGTGATTAGCGTCATGTTTTCAACTTGGCCTTTATACGAAATATCTGGAGTAGTCTCCTGAATTGGGTATATCGGCCATCGAATATCTGGAAATACTGCCATAGTTATACTGCGGATGCCTTGATGGCGTCACGCATACCTCCTTTATTTGATTCCATAGCACGAACCACTACATCGATAACATAATTCTCACCATCAAACCGAGAGTTCTGTTGCTTGCTTTCGAGTTCTTGGCCAGACTGATTAACAATGTTAACAACTACGTTGTTACTTGTAGCTCCGCCGCCCATTAATCTACGGGTTTCGCTTGCTGTGTAAATGCGGTGCGATCCGGAGGACTGTAATAGTTCCGGTCCGTTTTCACCAACTAACATAAGCCCTGGATTCGTTTTTCCTCCGGCGGCGAATCGATTTCCTGTAAATGCAGAACTAAACGAACTACCACCGGCAAATGACGATGTCCCTTTTGCAGCACCTAGTGAGCCAATACCACTTACTGCACCACCAAATAATCCTTGCAACTTAGGCATGACATATTGCTGGAACGTTAACTGAATCATCATCTTAATAATGGCGTTCGTCATATCCTTGAATATGTCCTTAATGCCTTTACTAAATGATTTCGTTCCTGTTGCCATAGCTTCGAGATTATTCGTCCATGCCGAATTGATAGAACTCATCGTACTATCAAAAGTAGATTTCGCTAAATCAGCATAATTGGTAGTCTCTTGCTTATATTGTCGAGCAGCTTCTTGTAAGCTTGTTTTCAGACTGCGACCTGCGAGTTCCCATAGTTTCTGTTGAGACTCTAATAGGTTCTTTTCAATCTGCAGTCTTTGAGTGGCCGTTAACTGGGCCTCATTGACTTCACTCCGTGCATAGTCAATATAGGTCTTTAACTCTTCAGCAAGCAAAGCATCTGCATCGCTACGAGATAATCGACCAAGCGTAACCATATTAGTTAAGTGGTCAACAGTTTCACTCGTTTGAGTGTATGCTAACTCTCTGATTTTCTGCTCAGTATCAGATGCCAATTTTAGGCGCTCTGCCTGAGCCTTCTTTTCAGCGAGTTCCTTATCACCTACAGCCTTTGTATACTCACGGACGTTATCATCAATCTGCGCCTTTTGTGCTTCGGCTTCAGCTTTGAGTAATTGCAAGCGGTCGCCCGTGCGTTCAAGATCGAGTTTCTTAATATCCTCGTTCATCTTGCGAACGCGGATAGTCTGATTTCGTTGTGCTTCAGCTAATCGCTTTTGGTACAGCTCTTCGTTTTTAGCACGAACAGAAGCAGTTAGGTCAGACTCAGCTAATCTCTTAGCATTTTCTGCACTGCCGACAGAATCAGCAGTGGCGCTTGATGTAGCACCTGCATACTTAGCTGTGTCAATATATCCTGTAATGGCACCGAAATCTGCGGTAACAGATGGCTTAGCGACCACTCCGTTTGTATTAGCACCAGTATAGCCTCCGTTCCCGTCACTAATAACAATGTGTTCATCACCAAGTACAACCACCCCATCGCCAGCTTTAGGAATATATCCGTCACCTTCTGGGTGCCAAGCCCCTACAGCAGCCGCCGCTTCCCATAGCTTATCGACTCGACGAGGTACGTCCGCCCCGAGTGACTGTTTAACTGCATCAGAGAATAGCTTTCCGCAATCCGTAGCCCATGTACCATCTGCTCCTAATTTGTACGCCTTGCCGAGTTGTTCATTAGCTGCTTCTAGTACACCCGCAGCTTGTCCTGTAGCACCGCTATTCAAGCTTGAAACGGAACGAATAATATCACGAATATTTTTTTCGTTTGACTCATACTGATTTTTGGCAGTTAGTTTATCGATTTCATATTGACTGCCGTCAATTTGTAAGCTCTGCAAAGTAAGAGATCGATATAGTTCAGACATACGCTCTACAGCGCTTGCCAACTTCTCTGCTGCTTGTTGGGCTTTCTTTGCAGCCTGTTCTTGGGCTTTGGCTGCTTTTGCTGCTTCCTCATTCGCCTTATTGATAGCCTCGGTATTCGTTAATCCGCCATTAGCAAGGTCCTCTTTCGCTTTTGCGAGTTCCTCATCGAGTTTCGCTTTTGCAGTATCCGCCTCTTCTTTTTGTTTCAAAGCCGCATCGATTCTAGCGCCTTCTTCTTTTGTAGCTAAGCGGTCATTTTTTACAAGCCCCAGCCACGCACTATCCTCAATCCAATATCGAGTATCGTGTGATTCCCTAAACTTGTCAGACAGGCCTTTTGTTGAGTTCGTATTTTTGTGAATACGCTTCCCATCAACATCTACACCCATATAAGAGCCAGATGTTTTTTCGTTGTAGCGAAAATCGAGTAATGCTTTCCCAGCAAGTCCAATTACTGTAGCTAATGTTACCCAAGGACCTGCAGCGGCAAGTGTGGCCAATCGCATAAATCCGAGTGCGCTAGTTAGCGACCTCATGACTATGATTACTGCCCCAGCTTCTGCACCGAATTTAACAATTCCACCGATAGCTTCCTTTTGCTCAGCAGTCATCGACTCGAATTCTTTAGCGACGTCTAATACGCCTTTTGCATAGTCATTAAACACAGGAACTAATTCATGACCGATAGATACTGCAAGCCTTTTCCCTGTATTTTCTAAATCCTTTAATTCCCGATTTAGCTTCGCAGATTTGGCTGCGGTATCATCATCGATGATAAGCCCCATTGCCTTGGCACGTTCAGCCACCTTGTCCATCTGTTCAGCGGACATGTTAAGCATGGCGTGCATCTGATACCCAGTACGTCCAAAGAGTTCCATTTCGACACGAGTCTTTTCAGCTCCGTCCTTCATGCCTCTTAGGCGTTCCTGTATCATCTTGAACACTTCAACGGTATTCTTACCTTGAATCTGTTCAAGCGTATAGCCTAATTTACTGAATATATCAGTTCCGAGTTTACCCTCTGCCCGAGCGACTTCCATTTTCTCTTTGGCCGCTCCGACGTTCTTGGAAAACTTAGCAAATGCACCAGCGCTATCTTCCATAGCTATGCCCATATAATTGGCCACTGCTAATAGTTCGCTGGTTTCTTTTGCCGTAGCACCAGTGATACCGGATAATTTCTTAACGGCTACATCCCATTGAATAGCCTCTTTGGCTAATTTGGCACCGATGCCTACAACACCGACACCAGCACCTATCGCCATGAGGTCATTCTTCATTTTGCCAAGGGCGGATTTGGCGCCTTCGGCACTTGCCGTAATTTTCTTGAGTCCGGCTTCCGTATTCTTATCGGTCAGCTGAACGACAATATCAATTAAATTATTGGCCATTCTTATGCGCCACCTCCAACTCTTTAGCTTCCAAGATTATAAGCAAATCGATAAGGTGCGGTAGTGGCTCGATGCCGTAAGCCCTCGCCACTTCTAACACCGCAGGCATATCGAATCCAGCATTACCGCCTGAATGCCATCGTCGTTGCATACGACTAGCATTGTATACTCGCATTGCTTGTCTCGTTCCATCTAATTGATGCGGGGAATTGAACTCACACTCCGAGCAGCCAAAATGCTGTTTAGTCTCACGTTGCATCTTGATACAATCAGAGCAGTATTTTGGTTTGTCGGAGTTGAGCCAACTCCACGCATCAATTAGTTTTTTTCGATTTCAGCCTTTTTTTCGTTAGTGAAACGCATAGTTTCAATTGCTAATTCCATAACGCCATCGTTTGGTGCTTCTGCGATTTCACTATCAGACATCTTATACACATTTTTCATAATCCATTCGGCTAAATCGCGATACCACAATAATTTAGCCGGTTCAGGAGTTTCTTCCGGAAGAGGGGTGTATAACGGATCTAATTCTGCCTTAATCAATTCGCTACGCTCAGCAAATGTTAAACCTCTTAATTTAATATCTTCAAATGCCATGTTGGCACCTCCTAGTATTGTTCTTGATTATTAACTAATGTAATGATGGATGCGGAGCGACCAGCATCTGCACGATAGTATGCTTTAAACGGCAATTCAATATTGACGCCACGAGGACCATCGATGCCTGGAGATTGTCGTTCGTACACAAGTTCAGGCAATTTGAATGTAAGCGACCAGTCATCTTGTTCAAGTCGCAATTCCAAGCTGGATTCCGTACCGTTAACCGCTTTGTTTAAAAGGTCCTTATTTTGGAAGAACGCTTTAATCGTCCCGGAAATTGACACAATACCTGGGTCGATGTATGTTCTAAAGCCTTTACCGCCGATAGCGTAAGAATCACCATCCAAGCCAAAATCAAAGTTGATATCGCAACTTAAAATGTTGGCCACCGTAACGCCGCCTTCTTTAATTGTTGCGTTTAGGTTTTGGAACGGTAAGAAATTAACTGCTTTTGCTGCAGCATCAAATGTAGTGGCCGCTAATGTTTCCTTACAGCCCATCACATCAACGGATGCAGTTAATTCGGCATCGCCGCCGAATTTAAAGCCTAATTTACTAACTCGCGCGCCCGCGAATTGTTGGAATACGTTAACATCAGGATAGCCCTGTTCTATAGTTAACGACGGCATTGTGTTGCCGATTTTAAACACATGCTCAGACTTCTTATTTGGCGCTTGGCCAGTTGTATTAGAAGTCGGTTGACCGAATGCAGCTTTTAGCCAGTATCCGATGTCGATTACACCAACAGGCACGACTAAACTACCGGACGTGTCAATGTTGCCACGGAATGGCGCTGCAGGATTACGATCGCCACGGATTACTGTAGAGTCGTTTAAATTTTGACTAGCTTTCACGGAGCTAGAAATAATCGGAGTGATGACACCGCCAGTAGTTGGCGTTGTACCAAAATCCGCCTCAAACGCAATCGCCACATGGGACTGAGAGCCCTGTGCACGTTTTGCTGTTGCCATATGCATTTCCTCCTTTAGTATTCAATATTCCCGCCGATTACATGCGGGATTTCTATAGTAGCTGTTAATCGTCCAGTAAACACCGGACGCCAATTCATGCTATCAAGTTCATAGTCAATGTCGATTATTGGGAACGCCGGATTCACCTTACAAATGCATTCAATAATTAACTGCCCGAGATTATCCGATTCTAGCGTCCCATCATATCGAATAATATTCTTATCACGAGTCGCCCCTTGACGGACGATACCCCATACGACCATTAAAGAGTATGTGTAAGTATCTGCGAGCCCTTCGCTTTTACTACTTGGTAGTAATATGATGCAAGGGCAATCATCCTCAAGCGGAGCATCGACATCGTCGTAGCCGACATACAGTTGGGCCGGCTTTCCATATTTGTCATTGCAAAATTTAGTCAACGCCTCGTCGTTCGCTAGAGCTTCAGCCCATCGATTGACAATGCGTGACATCGGAATTGTCTGTTGCATCAAATCACCTTACCTTGTAGTTACGTAGAGATGCAGAATGTGCACCGGTACCGTTAATAGCGTAGTCCCCTATCTTAGCCTCGATATAAGGTTTGAGTTTAGGTTGCAACGCAGATTTCATAGGGCCATATGTGTGACGTGCAGGGATTTTGAACATTGATTTGCCCTTTGGCAATGGTACTCCTGCCGCAAATAGTTTACGTCGCATTGGTTCCGTAATCTGCTTGGTGTACCCCTCTTCAATTCGTTCGCCCAACCGTTTTGCCGAATTGGATAACCATCCGACTCGGACGGATTGTTTGCCTTTGTCGTATTGATATCCAACTGCATTTGATAGCTTACCTAATGGACTGTAGCCGATTGTCCTAGCGCTAATGCCCATATCGAGTAGGGCATTTCTCGATTTAGAGCCCCAGGCCTCTCGTTCAGCTCGTCCGCCACTTTGGTATACTTTGCGAAGTTTCGCACCGAATGCTGACTCAAATGCAGCACGTCGTGCCGGTGCCATGAAGTTAGGATACTTACGTCCGCCTGGTGCACCTGATCTGATGCCTTCTTTAATTTCCTTTTGCATCATCCAGCCCGTGGATTTTAACGCTTTACGTATCCAGTCGGGTTTGGTTTCTGCAATGAAATTCAGATACGGTGTGGCTGTGTCTGTAATCGTAATAGGTTCATTACTCATTACGGTCTCACCGCCCTCACGTTATGGACGATTTCAAGGCAATACATCGTACCGTCAAAATTGGAAATGTGATCAACGTACCATTTCTCGCCATTGATATACACTTCGTCTTTTGACCGAGGTTCGGGAACATCCTTAGCACGCACCCAAATCTGAGCTTTATCAGCTAATGCTTTATCGGCAAATCCGGAGCCTTTGCCATCATATTCGCCGATTTCCACACTAGCTTTGATAACTTGGCCTTTGTAGGTAATTCGTTCACCAAATACAGAAAGCAGTGCATTAGGCTTATACCCTAATTTCATAGTGCATTACCTCCTATGGAGTAGGCGGGCATATGCCCGCCCTTACATTACTTTTCTACATTATGCCAAAGAGCTACATCAACGGTCTTAGCGCTTGCAGATTTTGCAGAAATGGCAATGCCCAATACTGGATTTGTGTCTGTTTTAGTTGCACGCTTTTGCGTTTTATCAAAATACACAACATCACCTACCGCGAATGCATCTGCCACAACCGCATCAACCGTAAAACATCCTGTGACCTTAACCGCACCGATTGCACCAGGCGCAATATCAGTTATTGCCACACCGTGCATTTTGCCGACAGGGACAATGTCCCCTACGGCAATCATATCGGATGCTGTATTTTTAAAATCAATGCGATCTAATTCTTGAATGAATTGTGCCATATCTATTTACCTCCTAATTAGTTACCAATTATTTACCAGGGTTCTTGTACAAGCCGCGGAAGTCGAGAGCTGTTGCGTTGCAGTCCATAGCGACTTTGTACTCGATACCATCAACTTTGAAGCCTGTTTGCGATTCTAAACGAGGCGTTTCAACGCCATTTAAGTACGTTACTTCTATGGTTTGAACATCTGTAGGACGTGCGGCTAAATACCAAGCATGTGGATCCGTTAATGCTGCATCTACGACGATATTGAATCGACCACTGAATGGGTTATCTGTATTATTATTACGAGCAGGATCTACGGTAGATTTAACCAATTGATAAGCCAATGCTTCGAGTTCTGGCGGAATAATCAAATACGTAGGTGCGATGTTCAAATTGCGATTTTCGCCAATGTGCTTTTGACGTCGCATTGCTGCTACACCTGCAGATAAGGATGCGACACTTAATTCAGAGCCTGCGGTTGCAACGTTATTTCTATCAGCGCTGAATAGTGCTTTACCATCACTCAATACAGTGTTGCCTGTTAACAACCCATACACCATGCTGTTGATAGTGTCTTTTGCAGAACGGCCGAATTTAGAAGCGATATCCTTGAACACACCTAAATCATCATTAATAATAGCTTGTCGTGTTAAGCTGAACGTACGACCGTATGTAAATACACGAACATCGTTACCAGCTTCTTCCAACTTAGAATCCTTAAATTGTCCGCCTTCAGGAACGAGTTTCAATTCAGCTGTTTCAGAAAGTAGAATACGTTTTGCCGGTTTGAAATCACGGTTACTACCTTTGCCGGTCCACGCATCGAATGTAGCTGGTGCAGTTTCGTAGCCTTGTACCAAGGACTTATTTGCTACGTTAGACAAAGCAATTGGGAATGTGGATGTGGAGTTAATCGCTTCACGTGCCAATTCCAATCGGTCAGCATAGTTAGCGGTTAAGCCTTCACGAACTAAGGACTCACGAGCTAATTCCATCAAGGACATAGAACGAAGTTCATTTGCGCCTGGTGCAGGGTTCGCAACAGGGATGCCTGCAGACATCATCAAAGCGTCCTGCATAGCCATACGGAACTTATCAGAATCTGCTTCGCCGACTTTAACAGATACTGGTTTATTGCGTTCACGCAACGCATCCATTACTGCCTCACGAACTTCGGCAACAGATTTGCCAGATTTGATGAAATCATCTACACCATCAACTTCAAAGTCGCGGCATAAACTTGTGATTGTAGATACGCGTTCACGTTCTGCCGCAATCAACTTCTTAGCGTCATCTGCATTAAAACCTTTAACTCCGGACTCTGGTACTTCCGGTACTACTTGTGGCACGTTTTGCTCAGTGCCTTTTGCTTTTGCATCACCTTTCATAGGTTCCTCCTCATTATCTTCTACACTTCTGCCTACCCCTACAGTCGGATCTGCAGGGACGGACACAACACTAATCTCCAATGGTTCCCAATATGTAATTACGTATGCTGGGCCTGTAAACCGGCCATTGGAACTTTTAGAATCAGAATCGATTAATTCCTCATATCGACTTATGTCATATCCGACACTCACACCTTGTAATGTGCCTTTTAGCACTTTTTGATAGATCTTTTCGGATTCATCATCTTCATCGAATCGAACAATCGCCTTGCCGCGATTATCTTCAATCCACACTTTATCGACGTGACCAACAACTGCGCTGCGGTCATGGTTGAATAGCAATGTGCCTAAACCGTTATTAAATCGGTCTAAGTTAACACAGCCTTCGTCATGACACAATATCTCTGTTCCGAACCATCTTTCATATGGTTCTTCAGAAGAAAAGGACAATTCGACGGTACGGTCTTCGTTCGCTTCGATGTTTGTAATTTGCGCCTCTCGGGCATATTTACCTAAGAGCTGCTTTGCAAATTTCCCCACTAGCTATCATCTCCTTTCATATCAGTGGCGTTATCATCCGCTAGATTCGTTATGTCCCCATTCATATCAAGGGCAACACCCAATTCCTTAATGCGGTCCTGTTCCAGCTTCCGCTGTTCAAGTACTTCTTCCCAGTCCTTACCAGATGCACTACATACGTCTTCGAGCGTTGTGAGTCCTGCCTTAATGGCTTCCTTGTTAGCGTTAACTTCCTTAACAGGGTCGATCCAAGACCAACCTGGAGCTAACCACGCTACTTTTTTATAAAGTTTTGGGTTCGCTGCATAGTCATTGGCCGGGATAATTCCCTTTAGGTAGCATGCTTCAATGAAAGCCCGCCATACAGGCATACAAAAATGCTCGATTATAAAACGCTGCATCTGCTTGAATGATTGCTGGTCCTCCAGCATATTCTGCCGAGCTGCGGAGAAGTTACCACTAATATTGCGCGTCACTATGTCCGCGCTTAGACCCATACCTGACGCTATGCGTCTTGTTTGTGTCGCTGAGTATTCTGATGCGGTTCCTGCATTTCGCTTAGGCTCCGCAAATGAAATTGATTCACCTGCACGTAGATGTTGGATAATCCCTGGCGCCATTGAACGAACTTTCTTGCCTTTACTGTCAATCTTATTTGCAACCATCGGGGCGTTCCCAGTATTACTTGTTACGAACGCGCCAAAACATGCTGCTACACGAGCCGCTATGAGGTCGGCATCCATATATTCATCTACATCGTGAATGCGCTTTAATACGAGGGCTAACATACTAACTCCGCGCAGTTCACTAGGTCTACGCGGCTTATGTAATAGGAAAGCCCTATTACTTGGTAGCCTTGCCTCGTTAAACGACCGTATTCCTAACGGGTCTGTTTGGAATACGTGATATGCTATTGGTCTTCCGTATTTATTAACTTCCACGCCATTAACAATACTATTGCCATTCTCGCTTACCGATACGGCTCCGATATTCTCGCCCTCGATAAGCTGTAATGATAGTGGTATATCTGCACCTTCAGAGGTCATATTAACTAGGATTTCCCCATCATAGACCATTCGGCGCAGAGCCATTTCTTGCAATTCGTAGAACGTGGATATTCCTCGGATATCCGCATTCTCCTTATCCACCCAATCAGACCAAGCCTCCTCAATTCTCTTATTGAGTCTTTCGTTCAGCTTTCCTGCTTTGGTCTTGATTTTGCACTGAGGCTTTATGCCCGTACCTACTACATTTCGTAGTAATGCTAAAACGACACTCTCAGCAAGATCACTGTTAAGTTCTGCTGCACGTGCACGCCCTCTGATTAAATCTCGTTGACCTGATGCCACCTGTTCAGCTGTACCAAATACAGGCATCCAGTCGCCACTCAATCGGTCTGTTGACGCCGCATCATATCCACGTTCAAGCGAACTACGGAAATATGCTCTACGAGCAGCTCGTTCTGGATTGAAATATGCTATTACCTTATCGAGTATGTTCATCGTCGCTCCCATGACACGTAGGATGTTGTACTATTACCTTCTTCATCATCAACGCGAGCCATTAACTCTCGTTCACGGGCGTATAATGTCGGTAGGTCATGTGTCTTAAAACGCTTACCGCCTACAGACATCTCGGCGTATCCATTCGTCTCGATTTCCTCGATTATCGTTCGTATACGCTCCAAGTCTTCTCTTGCGCTCATGGTCTCACCTCCTTCTTAACTAAACCAACCTCTGCTATCTGCATTAAAGTCTTCATCATCCGTATCATCTTCCTCATCATCAGTATCCGGGTCATATTCAGGTAAGTATTTAACACCTACCGAGTCCGCCACCATGGCGTTGTATACACAAGTATCCAACAAGTGATTCGTTGGATGACTGGTTAATGGTTTCCATTGCACCGTAACTGCTCCGGTCTTTACATTTCGGATTTCTTGCTTTTCCTCCGACCGGAGGTGCTCCGAATATTCCTCAGGGCAATCCTTAAATAAATGGATTGTGCCAGGCTCATTAGCCGGACGTACCATACGTGCAAATATAAAGTCCTTCCAGTAATCGGTATTCACTACGTACAGCTTCATACCACCTATGACGCCCTTCTCGATGCTGCTCATCTTATAAGGCGGCGCTAGAGGACTGTGCGACGAATCACCTTTAACCGGCACGCATATTTCTGGGTACTGCGCGCAGTACTGATATACTTCGTCTGTTCGGTAGCCACTATCGATACCGGCCCTCATAATCTTACGGGCTTCACCATACTCTGATGGATATTCTCTATCAATGAGTATCTCGGTTAAGTCTGCCCAACTACTTGCTTGGCCATAATCAACTAAATAACTTGATACACCATGAGCGTAGGCTCTAACTTCCCACCAGAAATGATCCTGCTGTACGTCAACAGATGCAATGAGTAATGGTGCGTGCTGAGGCACAACACCTCGAGGAACTTCCGATTGCGTAAACACGAGGTTCTGCGTGCTTTTAGTTTTCGCAGATTTCCACGGCTCCGCTAATCCAGAGTTGATAAAATTCATCAACTCACTTGGCTTATCCTTTGATTTAACAAACTCATATGCCACATCGCCAAAAGTAACCCATGGAGAGTAAAGGGATGACATGTGATAGGCAACCGACCGGACAACTCGGACTTGTGATTCATTCACCGCACGCCATTCACCTTGCCGGAGCATATCCATCTTGTGCTTATCATCAATACGTTGCTTACAATGTTCGCACTCATAATATGCGGTATCACGTATCATATCCGCATTGCCATGGTGTTCCTCCGGCCATTTTATCTGTTTGAATTTGAGGGTCTGCGACACCCCGCAATGCGGACATGGCACGTAATACTGCTTACGTTCATTTGCGTCCATATAGGACTGCCAAATATTGCCACTCTCAATCGTAGGAGTTGACACTCTTACAATTTTCTTATCAACGAATGTCTTAGTACGTTCCTCAGCCAACTTAATCGGATTCGCTTCCTTACCGGAGAAAGCTGGATACTTATCAATTTCATCGAAAAATAAGTACTTAATTGACCGACTCGATAAGCTGCTTGGTGAGTTCGCCCCTACGAGCACCATATAGTTCCCGTTAACGAAATCTAACTCCAGCAGTTTACTGCTTTCGTCATACATATCCGCAAGCGGCTCTACGCTTCTAATCATTGGCTGCACACGTTTATCGCTAGCGAATTTCGCGATTGTATCTGTAGGGTAAACCATCATGACTGGTGATGCTGTTTGGTGTAACGCATATCCAATCATATTGAGCTCGGCTTCCGTCTTACCTATCTGCGCCCCAAAACATAACGAGATGCTTTCAATGAGAGGGTCTGTGAATTTGTCCATAGGCTCCTTGAGATAAGGTGTCCGTGCTGTACGCCAGCGCCCAGGTTCGGCAGATATATTAGTCAGTACCCTGTACTTATCTGCCCATTCTGAAACGGTGTATCTTTCAGGTGGCTTGAATGCATCTAATTCCTCAGGGAACCAGTCAACCTTTGGGCTTACCTTTTCCCGTGGCTTTGACTTTCGGCGTATACTCGCCTTCGCGTGCGTAGCTTTCGAGGTATTCTTCGACAAGGCCATTCACCACCTTTTCTACACGAGCACGTTCTTCAGGATCCGTGAACTCACTTCCGATACGCTTACCTAATTTGGTAAACGATGTTTTTAATTCCAATATTCGGTTAGCCCATGCCTGCGCCACATCAGCACGAGGGACATATTCGCCATTAAGCACATCTAGCATTTTCTTTTCACGCGCGGCCTTTGCTTCTTTATAATCTGCTTCGGCTTCTAACTTACGAGTTGATGCGGATTTGCTTTTAGCGTTATCACCTTTCGCCTGTCCTAAATACACGAGGACTTCCCGGAGATTCCACCAACCTACAGAGGCTTTAGGCATCCCTGCTTTATGATGTCGAGAAATAATTTCCGGAGTGACCCGCAAGAGGTCACATAGTTGAGTGCTGGATACGAGCAGATTGCCCGCAGCATCAAATTTCACTCTGGGTTTTGTGTCCGCCATAGGTGTACTCCTTTCTTAAATCGTCTTTCTACATTCAACAGGAAAAATTTTCTCACAGAGAGAGGACCATCGCGCGGGGGCGACCAGCGGCCATTTTTCGCTCGCGGAGTACCTTTTCCAAATTTTTATTTTCTCAATTAGGAATTATCATTGATACTCAATAAGAAAAAGGGTAGACCTCAACTAAGTAAGGTCTACCCCGGGGCAGTGCAGCAGGCAGACATATTGTGCGGGCCAGACACTGCCTGCTATCTACTACATTTACATTATATTAAATTAAGAGTGTGCCATTCTATGCCATCTTTTCAAATTCAGCTATTGCTTTCTTGTGAAGTCTGTGAACTTGTCGCCACGAATACCCTAGTTCGACAGCTATCTGCTCCCATGGCAACGCATTAATGTATCTGAGATTCAGTACATCCCTGTATTGTCCGTCAGTTATTTGGTTGATGACTTGCTTGACCTTGTTTCGAGAAT